GGCGCCTTTGGCCTTCCACGTGCCGTCAGGATTGCGCTCTTTCTCGCCGTTAGGGCCTTTCGCAGGTTCCTCTTCGGTTTCCTCGCCCTCAGGCTCATCACCTTCAGCTTCCTCGCCCTCTGTGTCGCCCTCTTCCTCAGAAGGTTCACCTTCGACGGCTTCCTCTTCGGTTTCTGTCTCCGGCGTCTCGGACTCCGGCGCAAGTTCGTCTTCGAGCGCAGCGTTTACTGCATCCAATACTGTTTCTTCTGCCATGGGGGCTTCCTATCGCGTTATTGAACTATGGTCCGGGAGGCGCGCCTGGTCCGCCGGCTGGCGGCATGCTGGTTGGTCCGGGGCCTTGTGGCGCCCCTCCTGGAGTCGGTTGCGGAGGCGGCGCGCTTGGTGCGTCGCGCTGTAAAGCAGGCGCTGCGAGGGCCATGGCCGCCGCGGTCGTGATGGTGCCGGCAATCTTGATGCTGACTTCCGGTTGAATCGGTGGCGGCGGTGCGCCGGAGCCGGGTGAGCCGGGCGGGGCTTTACGCGGGATGAACCGCTCGATGTCGCTCTCGTCACCCAAGCGCAACATGGTCTCTTTCACCAGTTCAATGAGCGCATTCGCCATCGGGATGTCGCCGGTTGCGAACGCTTGTTGGATCTGCTGCAACGATTTCTGGATCAGCGGCAGGATTGTGCTCCACGCCTGCATGTCAGTTGCTTGGCGCGGCTTGCCGGTCGATCCGGCCTCGATCTGAACCTCAACCATGGTGAACAAGTCCTCGACATCCATGCCGGTAGGCCAGAATGCTTTCGCGCCAGCCATCCGCATGACATCGCGAGTCGATAGACACTGCAATGCTTGCTCGGCGGTGTACTGTGCAAGGTCAGTCAGCATCGTTTCGAGGTTATCGCGATCAGAAGTCGTTCGAGCTTGCGTCCCCGACTGTTGGATGTTGGCTTCCGTAGCAGTCTTCGGATTTCCTGGACCGTTGATCGCGGCCGAGAGCGCTTCCTGTACGCCTGAAATTCGCTCCATGTCATTAAGGATAAGAGTCGGATCATAGAGTCTCATGTCGATGGCCGCGACGGGCTTCGCGGCGAAACAATTACCAATAGGGACGCTCGGATCGCTTGGTCGGAGTGCAGTATATTCCTGTGACTTCGATTCCTGAAGCTTCTTGGCCTCTACTTCGTCCAGCATGGTCGCATTGAACAGTACACCGGGTATGGAACGTTCCCGCGTCAGTCTGAAATTTGAGCGCGAAGACGAATACTCGTCTTGAAGTTTGTACAATCTCCACGAGAGAGACTGGGCGTGCCGTTGGCCATCGACTTCGTAGAAGGCGAAGTAAAAATATGGGTAGAAGCGACTTGTCGGGTAGGGTGGCGGGTAAGGTTCCTTGGCCCATTTCTTTAGTCCGTCGATCATTGTGCGGATTTGCTTGTCGCGGCGGTCCCAAATCTCGACCACGCGCAAGAATGTCAGCGACTCTTCGGTGCTGGTGTTCGTTACGAATGCCTGTGCGCTCTCCGCGGTCAACATTCCCTGTGGCAACACGTTATCGATGTCACGTGTCGTCAATTCCTTCGGCGCGCGCTGGTAGTACGACTTGCAGCCTTTGATATCCTCGGGTGTGAGCCGCGGGAACTTCGACAGCGCATCGTCCTTCGTCATGTAGGTCTCATTCCCGATCCAATCGGCATTGAGATAGTTCTCAACGCGGTTGATATCGGTCGAAACCTGGATGTTCTCCGTCTCCACGTAGTCGATGACGAACATACGGCTGACAGCCAGTTCGAGTTTCTCTTCAAGTTCCGCGATCAGCGCCGCTTTCTCGGCCTTCTCGGCCTCGACGGCCACTGGGTCGCCATTCTCCGGATCTTCGAGCAGCTTCTGCTGCGCTATAAGGCGCTCATGCGTCTCCTGCGCATCATTCAGTGCCGTCTCGACCTCCGGCATAGGCCGCTTGTCCGAGACCATCGTTGCTTTGAACCAACCCTCACCGTTGGAGAGTACAGAACGTACTCCAGTCCGGGCCGGGATCTTCAGATTGGCCTTTTTCCAAAGGTTGGAGATCACTATCTCCAAAGTACGCGCAAAGATCTGCATCTGATAAGTGTTGGATTCGTCTACCTGCGGCGATTTCCGCACCGACACATCCGGATTCCGAGCATACAAAAGTGCCACTAAGATGTCGATGAACGCCCCAATAAGGTTTGTCGTCACGGCCCATGCGAGGTCACTCGTTCCGGCGGCATAGCGTCGGTCAATCGCCACTTGCTTGCGGAAGTTCTCGTCAAACTTGCGCGCATCGTTGTAACACTTCCAAAGTTTCTCGGAAAGCGCGCGTTCCTTCTCTTCGTCCTCAGTAGATAACTTCTCTTCCTGATCGACGCCATCGGTCATGCCGCCGTTAGCAGCCTGACGCGGGTCCGTAAGGATGCCGCCTCCGCCGCCGGGAGTTGCAGGACCGTTTGAGGCGCCGGACGTGCTCACCTACCCGGCTCCAGAACCTTCGGTGGCTCAGTCGGTGCCGGGTTGACCAGAAGCTCGGGGCCCAGCCGCAACTTCTCGGCGATGGCCTGCGCCTCTTCCTGCGCGCGCTTCGCTTGGAGCTTCACGAATGCCGCATCGGCTCGCGCCTGAAGGTTCGCTGCGGACGGATTCGCGTCCATCTTGTGCCCGCGGTGCAACGCCGGGATCATGTCATCGTTCAATTTAGCGGGCGTCTCGTCAGAGGTGCGAGGCGCAAAGCCTGGACGTGAATGAATCATGGAAATAATCCTAGTTGTGTGGGGAGCACAATTGGAGTATGACTCGTAAACGGCGTAACTACAACCCCGGCCTCAATAAGTTGCGCCGCGTTGATATTCGCCGTCCCTGTGGAACTGACCCATTTGTAGTGGCCGTCCACGTAAATTACGCCTGTGCCAATAATGCCTGTGCCGAGGATTTGCCTCGGGCCGCTCAGTATCGGCGTTGCGCTGGATGCGACAACCGTCACCAGGTTCTTGGGAACCCCTGGCGACGAATTCACCTGTGCCATGTTACGGACCGCCGCCGGTCGTCAAGTTGCTATTCGCAGGGCCAACAACGTTCAGGATGCCGCCATCCGAGTAGTACACGGGTCCGATGACTGCAAGTTGCTGCTCGGCGACGATGCTGTTACTCGTCACAGTGCCGGGGAACGGATTGACCTGAGTCGTAAGCTGCGCGGTAACAGCCGTCAGGCCGGGAGACGGCGTATTGAGCGGCGAAGCGGACGTGATCGGGGGCGACACGATCGCCACCGCGCCAGACCCAATGACGCCGGGTGATGTCGATGGAAATGGCGACTGCGGCGGGAACAACGTGCCGACCGCAGCCACTTGCTGCCAGGGGTAGTTGGACGTGCCGCCGGGATTGTTGTTGTCCTGCGTGGACAACTGAAAACTTGCGCCGCCCTGCTGCACGGTGATCGGCGATGAGATCACCGTCGAGTTCGTGGTCGTGATGATCCCGCCCTGCTGATAATTCTTCGGCGTAACCTGAGTCGTACAGACTGCAGGAAGCTGACAATAATCATGAATGTCCGCGGGCATCAGAGGAACTTCATGACTTTTTCGACAACGCCGAACGCGGCGGCGGCATAGCCTGCGCCGGCAAGCGTCACGTGCGGCCAGTAGGTCGTGACCATGGTCTTGACCCAAGTGACTACCTTCGACTCTTCGGCCTTGACTGCGGCAACAGCCTTCGCGACTTCCGCTTTGATCGTAGCTTCGATATCGACCACAACGCCCGTGGCGGTGGAAACGGTTGCGTCAGTCATTAGAAATCTCCTAAAAATATCGGACCTTCGGCGCTTGGTTTCGATCGTTGTACTCGATCCAAGCCTGCGTGAACGGGACCAGCAAAGGTTTTGTCTCTGCTAATGGTAGCGCTGCGTCGTACATCTTGTCAACTAAGCGCCCAATGAGGCCACATACGTCCGCTTTGTCATCCCAGCGCCCGGCCGGGAACTTTACGAGCTGCTCTATGCAATTATCGGCCCATTGGCGCTTCACGGGGAAGTGAATCGTGCCGGCTGTCGCACGAGCGTGGAACGCTTGGAGCTTTATCGACTTATCCTGGAGCGATGGGAGCGACTCGACCGTCACGAACTTATTCGCGTGC